AATTAATTTTAAGCGGTAATACCGCCACCATTCAAATTGACGGTAACAACACCGGGTTTGATTCAAATGACCCCTTAAACGCAACTATTCAAAAAGATGGTAATAACGCCAGTTTCAACCGGGGGCACCCTATATAACCGGAAATTAATTAAAAAAACAAAGAAATTTAAACGCGAGGTGAAACAAGATGGCAGATACGGCATTTAGCATAAAACAAAATTCACAATTCCCGCCGATTAGGGCTGCTTTACTGGACGCTTTCGGCAATGCCGTCCCTTTAAGCGGTACCAGGGTTTTCCTGCGCCTTAAAAGGAGGGGGATTACCTTACCAGCAATGGTGTTCGAGGCGACCGTGGTAGACTATGTCAATTCAATTGTGTCCTATTCCTGGGCGGACGGGGATACCGCAATGGTTGGCGATTATGACGTTGAATGGCTGGTTTTGTACCCGGACGGTAAGAAATCAATCTATCCAAGTAACACCTATAACCGGGTATTAATAGTCAGAAGTCTTGCCTAGCCTTTAAAAACTGTGTTATACTCCGAAAGTATTCTAATGTTCATAAAATGAAGGGTTATTATGCCGGGTGAAATTTCAGACATTGGATTAAACGCAATAACCAATACGGTTCAAAAGGAAATATTATGGGTTGTCCTAAAAGAATATTTCCAAAACAGCCAGAAACTGTTTAAGGGGGAGGATTTTACTTCATTTCTTGAAAGTATATCCAGGCTATATACAAAGCTAACCAGGGCCGTTTACTTTACTACAAACGAGTCCGGCATTAATGAAATAACCGAGTCTTACGCGGTTTTTAAACTTGCAACAAACCAGAACCAACGGGTAATATTTGTTACAAACTCCCCTGATACCGCCAGGGTCAGGGGCGAAAGAATCAAAGAGCGGTTACAAAATGCCGTCCAAAAAGGGATGTGCGGTAGGCTAGAAATAGGAAAAATCCGGGGGTTAGTCGATAGTTTTGCCTTATTTGACTACCGGAAACCTCATTCCGCGCTTAAAGGCGAATTGAAAGTAATCGAGCCGGGCGGTTTTGGGAACGGCGCGACCCCGGATTTAGTAATCCTGGCGGTTACAAACCGGAATACAAACGAAGAGTTTTACGAATGGTATAGAAACGAACTAATGCTTCGGATTGCCAGCCATACTTATTTTTTTGTAGTAACAGATAATATTGAAATAACAGATAGGATAAAGACCATAAACCAGGGAATAAATTTAGAAGACCAGGGGAAATATGCTTCCAATACCAAAATGGGAACCGGGGAATGAACCGAACCCGGAAACAAGCTATCAAAACCTTACCCAGATTAAAGCGGCTATGCGGGAGTTTTTTAACCTTTACGGGGCCGCTTTTTGGAAAGGCGACCGCTTTCAAAATTATATTCTTTCAAAATTAGCCGAGCTATACAACGGTAACTACCAGAATTTAATGGTTTTGTGTCCCCCCCGCAGCGGCAAAACCGCCTTTGCCGAACTTTTCATGGCCTTTTATATCAAAAACAACCCTACCAAGAAAGTTTTTTATACCGCTTACGACCGGCTTTGGGCCTCCGAGGTTGTGCAACACACCATAATGAAGTTGCAACAACCGGGTATAGATTTAACTCTGGAAGGGGATACCGCATACGGGCAAAAAAACCGTCTGACAAACGGTTGTTTACTTGTTCCTTTAGGGGTGGGCGGCCCTATTACCGGGTACGGCATTGACCTGGGGGTTATCGATGACCCGCTAAAAAACGCGGAAGAAGCTTTTATGCCTCATTATCAAAAGGGCCATGCCTTATGGTATGACACCACCTTTAAAACTCACCTGATGCCCAACGGCAGGGGTTTGTTTTTCACCTCCCGTTTTCATAAAAATGATTTAGCCGGGAAAATTTTAAGTAATAAAACCGAACGGGCAAAATGGGAGGTTGCAACCATCCCCGCGCTGGGTAACTCTTTACGCAGCCTTGACCCGCTTGGCCGTAATTACGGGGAATCCTATGATGAGGAAGCCTTTAACCAGGGCCAATTGTTACTTACAAAAGCAAATTTAGGGGACTACTTTTGGAATGCCAGGTGCCAGCAACAAATTATTGAATATGATGATGCCCTTTTTATAAATAATTTTAAATAAAACAAAACCAAAAATAACAACGTCCAATAAACAATCTAACAAACGTCACGGAAACATTACACTATGCCTATATCAAATAAATCGGGCGACCCCGGTATGGATGAACTGGCCCAACGCCGCTTAAAAGTTGAGCTTGAGCTACGCCGCCGGGAGCTTTTCCGGGAAATCCAGAAAAGAAACGAAACCAGGGTAATTGAATACCCACCCGAATATTACGACTTCAAAAAGTTTGCTTACAGGGTAACGGACGGGTTCTGGGATGAGGAGAAACCCCATTTAAAGGCCATAGGGGATAAACTTATGGCGGTTGAGCGTGGAGAAATTCGCCGCCTTATGATTTTTTGTCCTCCTCGCCATGCAAAATCGTTGAGTGTTTCCCACCTTTTCCCGGCCTGGTATTTAGGCCGAAATCCTGACCGCCGCATCATTTTAGCATCATATGAGGCGGATTTTGCGGCTTCCTGGGGCCGCAAAGCCCGTGACCTTTTAGCCGTTACCGGCCCGGCCTTTTTCAATGTTCAGGTAGCCAAGTCGCCTTCGGCGGCTAACAACTGGGGTATAGCCTTTCACCGGGGTGGGATGAATACGGCGGGGGTGGGCGGCCCGATAACTGGGAAAGGCGGAAATGTCTGTTTCCCAGCCGGGACAAACATAAGTACGGCCACCGGTTATATGGCTATTGAGGAGCTACACCTTTTAGAGGAAAAACCGCTGGTGTGGAGTTTTGACCATGTCAATAGCCGCAAAGAATTAAAAAAAATTGTTGCTACCCAAAAGCTTAAAACCCAACAACTCTGTCTTATCAGCACCAAAAACGGGATAACAATCCGAAGTACCCCTACCCACCCTTTTTATGTATACTGGAAAGGTTATATTGAAGCAAAGAATTTAAAAAAAGGCGATGAAGTTATTGTTGATAACCCAATCGGGGACAACTACTTTTTTGATGAAATAAGTGATGTCCTACCCCTGGATGCGCCCGATACAACCGTTTATGATTTACAAATAGATGGTAATAACAATTTCTTTGCCGAAAGGGTACTGGTCCATAATTGTATCATCGATGACCCGATTAAAAATAGTGAAGAAGCCCGTTCAACAACCTTAAAAGAGCATATGGTGGACTGGTATAAAACCACCCTTTATACCCGCCAGGAAGCCGACCCGCCCGGAGCCTTGATTATAATACTTACTCGATGGCAAGAAGATGACCTGGCTGGGGTCTTGATTGAAAACCAGCGTACGGGCGGTGATAAATGGGATATTTTATCGATGCCCGCTTTAGCGGAAGAAGATGATGCTTTGGGCCGGGATGTAGGGGATGCCCTGTGCCCGACTTGGTTTAGCCAGGAGCAACTGGAGCAAACCAGGGAAAACCTGGGGACCTACTGGTTTTCGGCTATGTACCAGCAGCAACCGCAGCCGGAAGAAGGCGGGCAATTCAAACTGGAATGGATGCAGCAGAGGTGGGATTCAACCAAACCGCAAGATTTACCGATATTTCTTAAAAAGGTTCAGGCGGTAGACTCAGCCTTTAAAAAGGGGGTTGCAAACGATTATAGCGTGGTGGCAACCTGGGGCTGGACCGGGCGGGCTTATTATTTAATAGATGTATGGCGGGACAAAGTTGAGTTTCACGAATTAAAATCAATCATAACCGACCAGTATTACAAATACATGCCGGAAGCGGTTTTAATTGAGGATTCGGCGGCTGGTACGGTTGCCATACAGGAGTTTGAGCGGGATTCATCAATCCCGGTTATTCCCTGGCCTGTCCGGGCCTCAAAGGAAGCCCGCGCTGACGTGGTCTCCCCGCTTTTCCAGGCCGGGAAAGTTTGGATACCAACAAGCTCTGAAACCTTTAAGTGGGTCCACGATTGGGTAGATGAACACCGTAAATTCCCCAACGGAAAGCATGACGACCAATGTCTTTTACCGGGTACAGTTTTACCTGTGTTAAAATATGACGATATAAATTTGTTTGATTTTAATCGTCATATTCAGAAGGTAAACCCTAAAATGTTAGCTGAAAAAGTAACGGTTATAAATGAAGGGGATAAAATACTAACCCATAATGGTTTATGGAAAACCATCACAAAGAAAATAGAGCGGGATTATGAAGGGGAAGTAATAACGATAAAGGCGGAAGGGTCTTTACCATTGACCATAACCCCTGAACACCCTGTTCTTGCGGTGGTAAACAACGGATTAAGAGAAGTTTATAAACCAAGAGCTACTGGTGAACCCCAATGGGTAAAAGCCCAGGATTTAAAGGTTGGTGATTCGGTTATTGATGTTATAGATTTTTCTACTACAATGGTTGAAAGCCTTGACCTTGCCTGTTTTATTGATAAAAACAGGTTGGCAAAACAAGGCCATTTATCCCAGGCAAAGTTAGACCTTTCCAAAATCCTTATAACAGATGAAACAATAAGGTTTAACAATCCCAGGTCAAACCCGGTACCACGTAATATAAGGGTAACAAAAGATTTATGCCGCCTGATGGGGTATTACGTAGCGGAAGGGTCAAGGGGCCACCATAATATAAGTTTTGCCTTCCATAAAAATGAAACTATTTATCATGATGATGTTATAGCTCTTATAAATAACATTTTTTGGTTAAACCCCCATTTAAATTTTTCTAAAAATAGTAATGCCGTTTCTATAACCCAGTCCTCTTTTGTCCTTTATGACTTTTTCGGCCAATTTGGTTCAAAAGCCCCGAATAAAAAAATACCAGATTGGATTATGCATTTACCTGTTGAATACCAAATGGAGTTTTTCAAGGGGGCTTGGCGGGGTGATGGTTGCACCAGTAAATTAAAACCTAATTCTAATGGATTTATTTATACAACTTCCTCAAAAACCCTTTATTTACAATTAAAAATGATTCTAAACAGAGCGGGGATTTTTGCCGGGGTTACGGTTGGTAGAGCTAATGGGGATGAAACAACTTTTGCTGGCCGGGGTGAAAAGCTTTATAAAATTAGGCCCGTATACAATTTACAAATTAACGGGCCAAACGCCTCATTACTTGCGGAATATTTAGGTGAGCCTGAGCCAAGAGAGGGTGTAATACAAAACCGTTTTTATGCCAGGGCCATAAACGGGCATTTTGAAAAACGTATCAAAGCCATAACAATCAGTGAATATAGCGGCCTGGTCTACAATTTTGAGGTGGAGGATGACCATTCATACCAAACCGAAAGTATGGTTTGCCATAATTGTGATACGACCTCTATGGCCCTCGCCTACCTTAAAGACAATACTGATGAAAGGCTGCGGGCGGGTAACTTCTCGATTATGCCAGTCGGCAAGGGGCGCGGGTCAAACGCCTGGTAAAAGC